AGCTCTGAGCGCTTTCTACATGACAGCAATCGGCACGGCGCGGGCCTACTGCGACAGTGGCACCGCGTTGAAGGATCAGATCCGAGCGGCGACGACAAGCGCCGAAGTCAACGCGGTTGTTGATAACCGCTAGGGGGGGCTCTGATGACTATGCGCCGCACGGGAGAAGTCGAGCTCATTCGAGTTTACGCGGTAGACGGTGACAGTCAGCCCCTTACGGGTTTGACCGATCTGTACGTGCGGCTCGAGCGCGCTTCGGACGGCTTCTTTTTGGATTGGAACGACTACACATGGAAGGGTAGCGGCTGGACTACACTAAACCAGCTTCTAGCCGAGCTCGACGCTACCAACCTTCCGGGGCTGTATAGCGTGCCCGGTGGCTTCAATCACACCACGGCAACGAACGAAAACGCCAATGACATTTACACCGTGTATGCGGTGCAGACCCCGGGCACGAATGCCCGCCTGCCAGGACCCGGAAGCTTCCGGGTGGGCTATTGGGTGGATCAGATCTTCGCGGATCTGCCCCCGGCCATTTCTGATGACGTATGGGAAGATGCCCTGGGGGATCATTCCGGGGTGTCGGGCAGCACAGCCGAAGCGCTTGCAGCCGCCGCGACGGCTGGGGCGGGCAGCGATCCGGTGGTGATTGCGCAAGCCGTTTGGAACCGTGCGGCGGGGCTCCACACTGCGGCCGGTTCGATGGGCGAGCTTCAGAACAATTGCGACGTTGACACGAGCTCTCGCGCCGCCCCCGGCGACGCGATGGATCTGATCACGGGCGCCGTCAACAGCGACGCAGTGGACGCCACCGGGGCGAACGAGATCCGCGACGCAATCCTTTCGGACGGCACGCCCTTCCCAGGCGCCCGCATTGACGCTGCGATCACGACTAGGGCGGCTCCCGGCGATCCGATGGATCTCGTGGTGGACGCGCTTGACGCTGGCAGCTTGGCGGCGTCGGCGGTGGCCGAAATTGCAGATGGGGTGCTCGATGAGGCACTGAGCGGCCACCTGACAGCGGGCACGGCGGGTGCGGCTCTCGCACGGGTCGACGTGGCGGTGAGTTCCCGGGCAGCCCCCGGCGATGCCATGGATCTGATCACCGACGCGGTGGACGCTGCCGCGGTGGCGACAAGCGGCGCCACCGAGCTCGCAGGGGCCGTCTGGAACGCTCTCACGGCCACCTACGCGGGCGTAGGGACCATGGGCGAGGCCCAGGGTAGGCTTGACGCTGCCGTGAGCTCTAGGGCCGCGCCAGGGGCCGCTATGACGCTGACCCCGACCGAGCGAGCCAACACGGTGGACGCCGTTTGGGATGAGGCGACGGCGGGCCACACGGCGGCAGGGAGCACGGGCAAGGCCCTGACCGACGCGAGTGCGGTCACGTCGCCCGCGGCCATAGCGGACGCGGTTTGGGATGAGGCGCTCGTGGGCCACACGTTGGCGGGGAGCGCGGGGCAGGCTCAAGGGCGGCTCGATCAGACGGTCAGCAGTCGGGCGGCACCCGGCGACCTGATGGGCCTTACCAACGACGCGATCACGTCGGCGAAGCTCGCCACGAGTGCCGTCAACGAAATCCGCGACTCCATTCTGTCGGACTCGACACCCTTTCAGGGGGCGCGGATCGACGCCGCGGTGTCTTCGAGGGCGGTGGCGGGCGACGCCATGGATCTTGTCGCCGACGCCGTGGACGCGGCAGCGCTTGCGAGCTCCGCGGTGGCAGAGATCGCCGATGGGGTGTGGCTCGAGACGCTCGCCGACCATAGCGGCTCGGTAGGGTCGACCGCGGAGGCGCTCGCCAACGCAGCGGCCAGCGTGAGCCCCGCGGCCATCGCAGACGCCGTTTGGGATGAGGCAATCAGCGGCCACGTGGCAGTCGGCTCGACGGGTGCCTACCTCGGACGGGTCGACGCAACCGTGAGCTCGAGGGCGGCGCCCGGGGCGGCGATGGATCTTGTCGGCGACGCGGTGGACGCAAGCGCGCTGGCGGCCTCGGCAGTCTCGGAGATCCAAGCGGCCATCCTATCCGACGCAACGCCCTTCCCAGGCGCCAACGTCGACGCGGCCGTGAGCTCGAGGGCAGCCCCCGGGGCTGACATGGGCCTGACCGCGGGAGCCGTCGACGCCATACTCGACGAGCCCCTCGCAGGCCACACGACACTCGGGACGGCGGGTAAGGCGCTCAACAACGTTGATGCGCAAGTCTCGACGCGAGCGGCGCCCGGCGACGACATGGGGCTTACGTCCGCGGGGGCTAACCTTGCGGCCGATCGAGTGTGGGATGAGATCTTGAGCGGCCACGTAGGGACGGGGAGCACTGGCCGCAAGCTCTCAGATCTGACCGTGCCCCCGAGCGCAGCGGTCATTGCCGATCAAGTGTGGGATGAGGCTCTCGCGGGCCACGCGGGCGTGGGCAGCGCGGGCGAGGCGCAAGCGCGGCTCGATGCCGCAATCTCTTCTCGAGCGGCCCCTGGCGACGACATGGGGCTTTCGGCTGGGGGGGCCAATGCAGCGGCAGATCAAGTCTGGCAAGAGACCCTTGCGGATCACAGTGGCGTTGTGGGTTCGACGGCTGAAGCGCTCTCGCAGACGAGCGCTGCGCAGGTGGGTGCGGCAGTCTGGGATGCTCTTTTGGCGAGCCACGATACACCTGCGACGTTTGGCCACGCAATCAACACGTGTTGCGCAACGAGCTCGGGCGCAAGCCAAGTCACGATCAACGTGCAAGACCTATCCAGCAACCCGGTGCAAGGAGCCCAGGTTGATATATTCGATGCCAGTAACACAACCTTCTTGTCTCGATACTTCACAGACGTAGCGGGACAAGTCGACATTGCGATTGATGACGGCACCTATGCCGTGCGGATCTGGGCTTCCGGGTACGCGTTCACGGTGCCCGAGACGCTCGTTGTGGCTGGCGACGGCAGCGCGACTTTCCAAGGGCAATCGTTCTTGAGCCCGAGCGCTCCAAGTGGGCCCGACAAATGTGTGATCTTCGGCCAAGTGCTCGACATTGGCGGCAGCCCCGTTGTGGGCGCGGAGGTGGACGCCTACGCGACGACTCCGCAAATCGGCGGGGGCTACATCATTGGGCCGCAGATCGCTTCGACCATAACCAATACGCAAGGCTACTTCGAGCTCGAGCTTTTGCGGAACGCAACGATCAACTTCAAAATCGACGACGCAGACGTGGATGAGATCAAGACGGTGCCCGATGCGCCGTCCCAGTGGTACACGACGTGGGCCTGACATAGCCGGCCCACCACATGCTCTCGGGGGGGACGCATGGGGCACAAGGTTCTATCAATCGACGTGGCGATCACCGTCGCGGACCCGAGCTCTGTGCTTGCGTCCTATGACGTGATCCAGGTTTACCGCTCCACGAGCGGCGTCGGCGGCCCCTACGTGGAGATCACCGACGCACAAACGCGGCTCGCGCTGCGCACGTGTCAGACCGAATACGCCTACACCGACAAGACGGGGAGCAACGTCTACTGGTACAAGTTCCGCTTTCTCAATTCGAGCACCCTGGCCCAGTCGCCGTTTAGTGACGCGCAGCCCGGGGAGCTCCATCCTGCGCTTGATCTGTTGAGCATCGAAGAGCTCAAGCAAAACTATCTTTTCGGCGTGGACCTGACCGACGACAACGGCAATCCCATGCCCGACAGTTTGTTTCAATACTACATCGTCAACGCGGTGGATTGGCTCGAGAAGCAGCTTGATCTCGTGTTGGTGCCACGGGTGTACGAGGAGCGACACGACTACTACCGCGAGGATTACAACAAGTATATTTGGATGAAACTACAGCGGCGCCCGGTGATAGGGATCGAAGAAGTGCGGCTCGTGCTTCCGGGCGAGCAGGTGGTGCAAGTCTTTGAACGTGATTGGATTCACATTCAACGTCACGACGGCGAATTGCAGATGGTTCCCGGGACGGGCACCGCGGGGACAATTTTGCTTGGCGCTTCGGGTGCGTGGCTGCCTCTGATCTACGGCTCAAACCGTTTCATCCCGGATGCGTTCCGCATTCGATATGAAGCGGGCTTCGGCAAGCCGAGCGATTGCAACGCAGTGACGGTGCCTGATCCCGACTATGACAAGGTGCCCCCGATCATTGCCGAGCTCATTGGGATGACGGCAAGCTTTGGCCCGTTCAACATAGCCGGCGACCTGATTATTGGGGCCGGTATTGCGACAACCAGCTTGTCTATCGACGGCCTTTCACAGTCGGTCGGTACAACTTCGTCGGCGACGAACAGCGGCTACGGATCACGTCTCGGCGAGTACCGCAGGCAGATAAAGGAAAAGATCCAGTGGGTGAGACGTTACTACCACGGTTTGTCTAGCTTGGTGGTGGTGTGATGAGCGTTTCCTTCAATGCAGGGACGCTCGGACTGCCGGCCGGCGTCAAAGACAAGCCCCGGGTGGACTTCACGCCTAACGACTTCGTACGGCTGATCGAAGCGAAGGGCTATCGCGTCGCGTGGCAGCGTGCGAGCCCGTGTCCGTGCGTGCCGATCAACACGCAGACGGATCAAGTCAATCCGAATTGCACCCTATGTCGCGGGCAGGGATGGATCTTGTTCAAGCCCGCAGCGGCGGTGACTGACACGCGGACCATAGGACAGCTCACGCCATTGCAGGCCCAGCTTGCGAGCAACGCGGCGGTGGTGCGGGCGATCATGACGGGGCTAACCGCCACCAAATACCCGTATCAGGACATCGGCCCGCGGCTCGAGGGGCAGCTCAACGTCACGATGCGAGCCGAAAACAAGCTCGCCTATTACGATCGGATCGTCAACCTTGACTCGGTGGCCGTGTACGCAGAGCTCACCGAAACGGACAATACGGGCGTGCTGCCCCTTCGCTACCCGGCAACAGCCGTCAATCTGTTGCGCTCTGAAAGCAAGGTGTACGTCGAAGGGACCGACTACACGGTGGTGGCGGGAGCCGTGACGTGGGCGACTGGAGCGGTTGTCTCGGGCGTCCGCGTGGTCTGCCACTATCTCACGCACCCCTCGTGGCGCATCATTGAGCACCCCCACAATGTGCGGCTCACGCAAGTGAAGGCGAAGACGGCAAGCCCCCTTACCCCAGCCGGGGACCCGAGCGACTTACCAGTGCAAGCAATTGCGAAATTGGAGTTCCTACTTTGATTCTACCGATTGACCTACGGGGCATAGTGCCCGCTGCCATTCTCGACTCGCTCGATCCGAAGGGCGTGCGCGAAGTCATGAGCAACGTTGCGGAGGCCGCTCGATCGGAATGGATACGGCTTGCGGGCAAAGAGCTTCGCTCGAGCGCTCCCGTCTACCTCGATTCGATCCAGCACGTGAAGGTGACGAGCACCTATGCGGTTGTTTCCCTTGTGGGCGACCGCGCTATGCAAATCGAAGAAGGCCACAAGCGGATCGAGCAAAAGCATGGGCTGCTAGGCCCCAAGGTGCCCGTGACAGAGCCCCCCGCGAAGGGGAAGCGCCAAAGGTATCGGTGGGAACGGCAAGGCCGTGGCGGGGCTCGTGTGGCCGTCGAAGATGGCTTCTATCGAGCGATCCCGTTCCGACACGCAACCCCGGGCACGCGCGGGCAGGTGGGCACGCCCATGGGCGACGCCTACCGGGGCAAGCTCGGCAAAGAAGCCGCGGCTCGGCTCGGCAAGGCGGTCTATAGCGCGGCGAAAAAGCAGCTCGGCGAAGCGCCGTCAATCACAACGCCCTATGGCCAGCGTACCAAGTGGGGAGCTCGGCTCGACACAAGCGATATCGTCTACAAGCGCAAGCCCGTCAACGTGCCCAAGCTCAAGAGCTATCACACGACGGACATATACGCGGGCATGTACCGCATGCAAAAGGAGTACGAGAAGGCCACGCAGGGCTACTATCAGACCTTCCGCATGATTTCCGTTGACGGGTCGGGGCAGCTCGTAGGCGCCAAGGGCAAGCCGAAGCACGCCGACTCGTGGGTTATCCCCGCAAAAGAAGGCAAGTTCATTGCAAGCCGCGTGGCCAAGTACGTTGAGCAGATCACGGCCGACGCCTTCGCGGCATACGTGGAGGCGATAGGATGATCCAGCGCATCATTTACGACGTGCTCACGCAGGCTATCGAGCTCGTGAACCAGCAACCCGAGATCTTGGAAGATCTCTTCGAGGAAAACTACAGCCTAACGCGTGCCGAGGTGGACGGTATCAAGCAATTTTTCCGGGAGCAGACGCCCCGCGTGATCCACGGGTGGGCACGGTCGGATAGCGAGTTTCCGCTCTATTCGATTGTCCTGCAACGCGAGGGGGAAACCGACACGGTACTAGGCGACGACGCGGGCACCGTCGACACTCCCGGTGATCCAGACTTCGGAGCGGATTGCTACACGGCGCTTTGGGAGCACACCTACGACGTGATGTGCTTCGCGGAGCACCCCGACAGCGTGCAGTATATGTACGAGGTAGCGAAAGCCGCCTTCTACGCTACAGCGCAAGGTTTCATTTCCGAAGGGATCTTCGACCTGCACCTATCAGGCGGGGACGTAGCACCCGATCCGCGATACGTTCCCGAGCACCTTTTCTTGCGAAGGCTCACGCTCACTTGTCAGCGTGAGTTTTTGCGCACGGACAAGCGCTCCAAGTTTGCCAAGGCGTTCCGCGT